ATACCAGTAAAATCAGTACTCAGCCAACTCATAGCTGCATCACCGGCAGCTAATCCAACAAAGAATCCAGAAATACCAGCACCAATAACACCCATACCAATTGCGGCTTTACCTGCAATCATTAAACCACCAGGCGCTGCTCCAAAAACGGATCCAACAGCAAGTAATCCACCAAGAGCTTTTAGCGATGTTGGTTCTAAAGACCCAATTGCATCACCAAAGTTTTTAACTAAGTTCTTAATTGATCCACCATCGCCAACATTTGCCGCAACAAAGTCTGCACCAGAAAATCCAGTAAAGAAAGCTGCTATACCAAGAGATAATGCGCCAATACCCAATACCATATTAGCTTGCTGCTTCTTAGATGTTATTTTACCTAAGAGAGTACCCGCCCCGAGAAGAGTTAAAAGAGTAGCTGCAGATGTTGCATCTAAATGTCCAATAGATTCATCGAATGCTTTAATTGCTGTTGAAATACCAGTAAAATCAGTACTCAGCCAACTCATAGCTGCATCACCGGCAGCTAATCCAACAAAGAATCCAGAAATACCAGCACCCATTGCTGCCATACCAATAGCAATATTAGCTGGATTTTTCGATACTAGTCCAGCAACTGCTGCACTGGCTAATAACACTCCCAATGTAACTTGAGCTTCAGTTGTTAGACCCACAATCATACTGGAGAAGCCTTCAATGGCAGTTTTCATGCCAGTAAACTTCATATCTGTCCAACCCATACTTTTAACACTACTAATAACTGCATCACCAGCAAGAAGACCCATTAAGAATGCTGAAATACCAATACCCATAAAGGCTAAACCTTTGGCTGCCTTTGTACTACCAACTGCAGAAACAGCCATAATAGCACCAAGTACAGTAAATGCTTTTATGTCCATAGACATAATCATATCGCTAAATCCAAGAGCAGCTGCTTTTAAAGATGCAAAGTTAAAGTCAGCACCAATTTCTTTCATCCAACTAAGAGCAGCATCACCAGCTAATAAACCACCAAAGAAAGCTGGAATAGCTACACCCATAGCCACTAATCCTGCAGCACCTTTAAGAGCAGCAGCCGCCATAGCTGCAACTCCAAGACCTCCAAAGCCAAGCATATTTTTTAAGCCACCACCTTTACCGCCTCCGCCGCTATTTGGCCCACCTTTCATACCAGCAATACCTGCAGCGATTTTCTTTAACTCATCTGTTTGCTCTTTATCAGCTTTAGCATCTTCTCTTCGCTGTTCAGTATCTTCTGACTCAGATTTTGGTGGTTCGACATTAGCCATTTTAGCTATGTTCTCAGACATAACAATAACATCTTTTTTCATTTCAAGTAAATGGCGCCTTGAGTTTCTAGTGTGCGCTTCTACTTGATGTAAGTGAGCTTTGGTCTCTTTATTACTCTCTTGAAAAGATTCAATAAGTTGTTGGAGTTTATTTTCTTCAGCCATAGCTTACTTCCTTGGTGGCGGTGTTTTATTTTTTTGAGTCATAGCTTCTTTGCCATAGAATGCTGCCACAATAGCAGCAACAGAGACAAAGTAGACTGCAGCCATATCACCTAAAATAGTTGCAGCTTTATCTAAGCCAATAAGAGTCGATGTAATAACAAAGGCTGGATATAGTAACATACCAAATAAAGCAAACCATGCCATATTCCTTTGAGCATCTTGTTTTTTATCTTCATTCTCCATATCACTTCGCATATCTTCTAGTTCAATCATTTTTTGCTCCATCATCATTTCTTCATCACTTACGATACCATCACCATCTTTATCAAGATGTGCATATTTAGATCCAGGTTCTAATTTTTTTTCTACCATTATACCTTACCTTCTTGCGTTTTGGCGTGCCATTTGATCGTTTTGCTCTTCAACATACTGAGTTAATAATGCTATGTAAATCTCTCTTTCCCACGGTACCATCGACTCAATTTCAGTTAAAGAATAGTTATGATGTTGCATCATAGCAAAGTTAGTCCGAAACATAGTCTCAAGGTTGTTATGAGAAAGAGCTATGCGAAAAAATCGTTTAGGCCCTCCAATGTTACGTTATTATCTGTTTTACATTTTTCACATGTAAAATTTACTTCTTCTTTTAATTTAGGAAAATTATCAAAAAATTCTTGAACTTTTGTAAATTGTTCTTTGTTTAATGATTCAATAAAATCTACAAGCTCTCTTGCAGTTGATTCACTAGCTGGATAAACAGAATCAGCATCATGAATAGATTCTATAGAAGCCGCAATCATGCCAATAACAATATCAATAGCTGAACCAGGTTCAGCTGTTTTAAGAACATCTTCAACTCTCATAACTGTAGGATACTTAAGCGAAACACCTACAGTATCAGTAATCTGTACAACTGCAGCTGCTTTAGGATCACCTTGTAATTCTACTGCAGCTAGGTTAATTTTTACTTTATTATCATGTTTGCATTCTTCGTTTGAGCATTTCAAAGCAATTTCTGCGTTTTCACCAACAGAAGCCGCTCTTAGTTTTAGAAAAATTAATTCTAAATCAAACATGGCCAATGATTTAACATCAACCTCTTTGAACGTACAAACTTCTACAATGTCTCTCATTGCATTTGAAATTTGTTGTGCATCGTCTGATTCAATAGCAGTTAAAAGTACCTTTTCTTCCCTTACGACAAAAGGGCGATACTTAATTTCTTGTCCCGTTGAAGGGATTGTCATATCGTATTTAATAAGATTTAGCTGTGGCAGTGCCATCATTCACTCCTTGTTATAATTAACCAAATAGTTTATTGGCCGCAATTCCGACTAGTGTACCAGCCAGACTTGCTTGATCACCCCACTCATCATAAGCCATACCGACTGTGATTCGTGAGATAGCGTTTTCATTCGCGTTAGATAATTCTACAGCTGAGACAGAAACTGGAAACGCGTTTTTCAAAGTACATGTATAATTTGGTATGTTATTTGAATCCAATTGCTGAATGAGTACGTCTGAGACATAATCATCTTTGTAGTTTACTGTTCCCTTTTCAGTATCTATAATAGATGCCTGCCAAGAGTCCATGACTTCTTTTAAGTAGTAATCACCCGTAAGTAAAAACGTAAAAGATACGTCATCATTAATATAACCATAAGGTTTCTTAATTGCTTTTAATCTTGTAATATGTTCTGCAGTAGTAATCTGACGACCTGGCAATGAACAACTTTCACATAAAAGAGAAATATCTCTTGGATCATTAATAAGTGACATAGGATTAAATCCACCGCCAGATGCTAAGTTAGAAAGGATTGCTCCAGGATTAATAGAAATAAGTGGTAAGTTCATATATATCGCAAACCTATTAGATTTAGATACTCCACCGCGCTTACCAATGGTACTTTTGAGTGTGTCAATACTTGCTGGTAATGCCATTAAGCGCTCCTTACCGTTTGTCTAGAATCTTTATAGATGGCTCCTGCTTTTGACTTCTTAAATCTCTGAGTCTGCATGAACATAGCTATTTCCCACTCAGGTGGTTCAACTTTTACTATTCTAGATTCTACATTGTTTGTTAAATAGTGTTTGAAACAAGGCTTAAAATAACGTAACTTACGAACACTTTGTAAAATTCTGTATCTGGCTTTGAAACGTGTAGTTTCATCATATCGATTATTTGTAAGTGTTAGTGCATCAAATAATTTAGCTCTTAATACTGGAGGAAGATAATGTAAGTTCAAACCATAAAATCCACCAGGAGCTTTTTCAACCATAATAATCAAAGGGAATGTATCATAGTACGGTAATGTTTCTTTATGTTTTGGATCATAGAAAAACATATACATGTCACCCATACGTGGACGTGTGACTCTAGTTACTGCACTATCTCTCAATAGAGTTTGTCTATTGATGTTCCTTATATTACGAAGCTTATCACGAAACCAATCCTGAGACTCATCTGTTCTAGGTTTGATTCCAGCTCTAAAAGCTTGTAACTGCATTTTTTCAAAAAACGAATTTGCCATACTGTTATTTATACACTATCCTTTGAGGATTTTAATGCCTAATTGCTTCAAAGTATCTTCATGCCAAATTGCAAATCTGTATCCACGAGCATCAGCCCATTTACTAGCTGCGTCCCATTTAGATTGATTCTTTACATAGGTCATTACCTCATTAAGATAACGCTTTGTTTTTCTAGACGGTTTTACTGGAGGCTGACACTGTTTCTTTGGTTTAATTTCTATTAGCCATTTCTGACCTACAGCATCTTTGAAATAAATATCAATGAAGTAACGATGCATTCTTTTATCGGTTGCGCATTTGTAAGGAATAACATACTCTTCAGAGCTCCATTCAGAAACATCTGGTTTATTATCTAGGAATTTGAATACAGCTCTTTCCCAAGAAGATCTATAAACTACTTTTTTATGATCTCCTTTGTATTTAGAGATGTTCTTTACTCTGTAACGGCCTTTATAAGTCATATAAATAATCGTATGGCAATATGGTTATAGGTTAGGTTTAATGACAACAAAATATGTATATCCTCAAGGTTTGGCTGAACAGCATCCCGTTCAGTGTAGAATTTCTATTCATAAACGCCTCAACAGAATGAAAGAATTAATCGACAAAGGCGGCGACGTAGCAAGTGATGGCAGTGTAACAAAAGTAGTCGGTGCACTTGTTGACGGCGGCAAGCAAGTAGTAAACAGACAAATTATTGCAACTAACTCGACTGCAATTGCTCAAATTTATTTATATGCCCCTGCAGGAATTTCTTTTTCAGATGGTTTAGCTTATGACAATGCTGAAATGTCAGTTTTC